CAAGAATTTCTACTTTAACAAGCTGCTCCAAATACTTATCACCAAAAGGCACAACAGTTACGCCATTGCGCCTTTCAGCTTCCCAAGCCAACCAATAGACCGCGCTTTGTTTTTCTTCATCTCTAAAATATTTATGAAAACCACTTTTAAAGTGAGTTTCAAACGCGAACTCAATAACAGGTGTAATTTCATATTCAGAAACGTCACCTGAAGCCTTGGTTATTTTAAGTTTAATCATTTTAGTCCTTTGTTATGACCAAGTACCAGTGGTTGCGTACGCTGTTTTGCTATTGCATGTAAACGTCAAGTCCATCATGCCTATATCAGCGACCGCACCATTAATATCGGTAAGATTGTCAATAAGAATTGTACCTGAATAAAGTGGGTTTGTTCCTGAAACCGCGCTGGCAGTATCTTGAATTGCTTGGAAAGCAACTGTTGTACCGAAAGCGGCTTGTAGTGTAGCTCTTACTGAACCTGCGCCTGAAGCTAGATCATCGTTTAGAAATGATACGGTTATTGTATCAGCTGCTAACCCAGTAGTGTATTTGTGTGCGGTGTCGCCCATCGCGCTGATCTCAATTTGGTCAAGAACGCGGTTAAGGGTAAAAGCTGTTACATGGTCAGACAAGTTAACAGAGTTAACTTTAAATCCAACCTTGTTATTTAAAAACGTTGCCATGAATTATTCCTCGTCTTTCTTGGTGATTGTTGGTTTTGGCTTGTCTTGTGGTGCTATTTGACCGATCTTTTTAAGAAAGGCAATGTCCTCGTCTGTAAGTGTCATTGTTTAACTCCAAGTTGTTAGTGTGCTTATGTTGATTGTGCTGACCATCATCTCTTGAGCTTCCTGCAATACCGAAGGCGCAGATACGCTTTCAATGTTAAATTTGAGGCTTGACGCAACAAGTTTTAAAAATACCGCGCAAACCATTTCCTCTAACGCAATTAATGAAGCTTGATTGTCCAGCATTGGGACTATGCAAGTTATTGTAAAGTTTGCTTTTGCCCCAACATTGTATTGATTGTTGCTTGGCTCAAGCATTGGGTCGGCATACCTGAGAACAACGCTATTGGCGGTGGGTGTGGCTGGCACATAAGAGAACGTGTCCCACACCCCCGCATTACTTAGCGCGGACGCAATGGAAGCTCTGAGAGTTGTAACGGCAACTGTCATTAGCCTATTAGTCCATTGGGAGCTAAGTGGTTCGCAATTAAGCCTCTAACTTTTGCAATCAATGTTGAACCCATTTTAAAGGGTGATGGTTGAAAATTAGGGTCTAGTGCGCCGCCATTAGCAGCTTGTTTGGCTTGCCAGATTTCAGTCGCCACCATAAGGGTAGCCAAATTTATTTCGGGAACTGTTGCATAATCTGTGCCATGAAACGACCCTGTTGCAACTCCGTAAGGTCTAACTAAATGATTTGTTTGATCTGCGCCTGAAGCAACCGTAAAAGAAAAAGTATAAATTGTAGATTCGGTTATTGTACGAGTTCCGTTAAACACCGCGCCTGAATCTGAAATTACTAGGCTTTGACCAACAACAAAACCATGAGGTTCAACTGTTGTAACAGTTGCCTTTAAGCTGTTTAATTCTGTTGCAGCAATGTAAGCTTTATTAAACCACAAATAGCTTTTAATTACGTTTTCGGCAGCCTGACAGACTTCCTCAACCGTTGCTGACGAATACAAATTTCCTAATTGTAAATTTGCTCGGAGTTCGGCTTCAGTAACGTATGTCGCTGGCAAAATATTTTCCTTTCTTAAAAGTTAAGGGGCGAAGGCTTCCAACGCCCCTTAACGGATTTTTCCTAGTTAGGAAAGATTAAGCAATCATCCACTTGTAAGCTCCAGCGTTTACCTTATTGGCAATTGCGCCGTAGCCATAGTAAGAAACGTCAATTTGACCGCTTGAAATTACATTGGTTTCCAAACGATACTTGGTTGACTCATACCATGTGAAGGACTGAGGATTTACAACAATAATTGAACCGTCGCCTACTCCACCTAGGTAGCGAGAAACACGGAGGTTTAATCCACCAATGTTGCCGCGGATATTTGTAGGAGTTAGATTTCCTGAAGCGTTCTGAGGATTAATTGTCTGAGTAAATACAGCTCTGTTTGAACCATCTACTAGACCCATCAATGCGCCCCATTGCTCAGGTGATACAACAATGTTCTCAGCAAAACCAAGAGTTCCAGAATAAACTGAAACAGCTGCGTCAGCAATAAAATCTTGAATATTTGCTGCTGTCATTGTTCGGTTGCCGCCATCTGTTGCAACTGCTGAAAGAGTTGCACCCACAGCTGCGTCAGTTGCGCTTGCGTAAGCAAACTCCATTTGACGAACTAGCTCTGAGAAAAATGCTGGGGACGATCTGTCCAATAGCTCAACGGAAAATATTTGACGTCCAGCGTATTTTTTAACATTTACGCTCAAGAAGGAAACATTTTGGTCAGTTTGTGATGGTGCTGCACCTTCAGCAGTTTCAGCAACTGTTGGTACTTGAGTTAATTTAGGAATTTCAAAAGTCATGCCAGCATCAGGAAGCGCACCAGTCGTAATAGAATCAATAAACGGTCTGTCTGCGTTGCTAAGTGGGTTAATTACTTCAGTCAATTGACGTGTAGGAATTAAACCTGCGTTGTCAGTTGTATCTGCTGCTGCGCGTAGGTACTCGCGAGCTGAATCATCATTTAGATATTGTGCGCGTAATGTGTTCTCTAGGAATTTTTCCTTTGTGAACTCAAGACGAGGACGAGTGTAAATAGGTGCTGCAATTGTTGGGCGAGAAGCTTCAACCGCTGGGGTTTCTACTACCTCGGTCGCAACAGTTTCAGTAGTTGTGTTTTCCACAATTTCCTCTTTTTCTGTTTTGGTTTCGGTTGAAACTGCCTCTGTATTTTCAGACGCAGCAACGCTAGTTACTTCAGCAGATTTAAATGCGGCTGCCTGTACTAGCGAAACTTCCATTAAACGTGCAGCACTTACGCGATACACTCCGTTACTGTTTTTTCCTTTTAATACTTCCACTCCGACACTCAAGCCAGAACGTAGCGACTCAGCCGCCTCAATTAAACTATCAGTTCCCCTAGTGGTGTTACTAACTTTAAACTCAGCATAAATTCCAGTTGAATCCTCAGTTACGTTTTTCATGCGACCAATTGGCATTTTTGGGTCATGCTCTAAAAGCAACTTAACATTTTTAGGCTCATCTATTGCAATTGAACCTTCCTCAAAAATTACTTTGCCAACTGAGGTATTTCCAATTTCGTTACCGTACGGCGCAATTTTTCCCGCAATGATTCTGCGAGATTCTGAAGCCTCTAAATCTGCACTAAAATTAATTATTTCCATTTGGTGATAATTCCTCCATTTGTCTTGCTTCCTCAACTGAAATCAAATTGAGCTGAAGCATTTTCTCAATAACAGTTAATCTTTCTAGTGGATTGGCTCTTAAAAATCCTGAGTCCATGTCAAACGCTATAAATTGTGTGGCGGGCGTAAGATCGTCCATACTGAAACGACTCTCTACCGCGCTTACGTAAGGCTGCAATGATAGAGCTACAAACTGACGTCTTTCATCTTGGACATTTGAATAGGTGAGACTATTGTTCATTTCCGCTGAAATATAATAAGCGGGAACATTGCAAAGTCTGGCAACCTGAGTACACATCATTAAAATTGAATCGTTGTAAGTCATGTCTTTTGGTGAAAACGCAGTTGGTTGATATTCCAATGACGCAGTTAAATACGCAGTTGATCTTTCTGCGCGACTGCGACGCCATGCAGCTAATAAACCTGCAACTTCTTTTTCACCTAAGTCCGCACCATTATTTTTTAAAATTCCCGCTGGGGTCGGAACTGAAGCGGCATTTGCAGCAGCTTTTTCTAAATCAATTGCTGATCTTAAAATTCTTGCGCCAGCATGTAAAATTCCATCAACAGGAGATTGTATTGTGACGAGCGAGCCAATTCCCGCCATTGGTCTTTGCTGTCCATCTACTGTATAGAAATCAACAAAAGTATTATTTTTATTTAATTGAACTTGAACTCTAGTGTTATTAACAAAATCAAAACGTGCTGGGCGATTGTCGTCTTGATAAACCTCAGTTACTTCAAGATAGGCAGTTCCATAGAAAAATAATGCGTCAACAATGGCGGTCAAGATAATTGTGTTAGGTGCTGATTTAGATAATTGATTAACCCAAGGTAAATTAGGCAATTCCTCTTTTGTTGCTCTTGAATAAGTTTTAAGTTCCATAGTGCCGATTGTTGTTGCTATTAAGTTGCGGCAGCGCATAACGCTTGGGACAGAGATTGCTTCCTCACGTCCTACTGATTGAAACGGAGTAAATTGAGAATAAAAGTTAAAAGGGTCAGCTACAACAGGCGGGGCAAGTTGCGCAGTTATTTGTGGTTTGGATTCAGGTCTAATTAAATCTCGGAAAAATCCCATTAGAGAATTATATCACCAATGAGCGTCATGTGTAGATCATGGGAACAGAAATTGGTTTAGAAAGCAAATGGACACACATTGCAGTTGAAATTGCAGCTGTAACATCTCCAGCTGATTTTCTGCGGATGATTCTCCACGAACTGTCATTATATTTGGCTGCGCAATTATTCATGGATTGCACCCACTCAGGCTGCCCACTATGAACTATCCTCATGTTAGTCAAATTGTCAGCAAGTTCTCCACAAGCTTGATAAAACGCTTGTCCGCTTACGTCAATTAATTTGTGACCTTGTTGAGACAATTTTTGGGCAATAGACATAGTTGCATATTTATCGTAAGCAATTTGAACAGGTCTGTATTTTAAAGCCCAATCATGTATTGCTTGGGTCATTTTTAATTCATCAATAGCAACTTCAGAGCTAAACGTCTCCATGAGTCCAACACCAATTTTACCGTCAATTATTTGGGCAGCAACGAGACTTCCTGTTCTTTTTGACGGACTAATGTCAAAAGCCATAACCGTCATTGCACCAACAGGTAAAACAAGATCGGATTTGCTACAAGCCTCAATTGAGCCAAAAGTCCATGGTGATATTTGAGAATCTACCCAAACCGAAAATGTCTCGGTCAAAGTAGCTTCAATAGAGTTTGTTGCAATGCTTTCCTCAATGGCTTGCTCTGTAATCGTATGACCAAGGGCGGGATTACTTATTGCCCATAACTTACGATCATGCAAGTTTTGTCTTATAGACATTGGCGCAGAATATTCGTAAAAGCCAAAGGTCGGGCTTGGGTACTCCATTGCCTTACTGCGTAAATCATTAAGGACTGTACTAAAAGCATCACCTGCATTTGAGCAATAAAGGCTCATGGCGTTTGGTCTAGCTCTAGTGGTTGGGACAGCAGCTTGAAACCCCTCAACTGAGATTTCGCGTAACTCATCAATAAATAACAAGTCGGCATGTTTACCGCGGCTTCCGTCGCGAGTGGCAGCAACAATCTCATAGCGACTATTGTCCATCAATGTAATTGACTCTTGACCGTTTGTGTATCTAATTGCCTTGGTCTTGTTTAGCAATACGTCATTTTCCTCAATTGTGTTAGCAACAGCTCTAAACACGTCAAAAGCCATTGATCTATTAGAGGACAACCCAATTATGTTCTTAGAGCCAAAAACAAACAGGTGAGCCAAGATCATCACTTTTGCAAGTTCCGTTTTTCCGTTTTGGCGTGGCGTTAATAGCAAATTGGTACGTCTTTGAAAATTTCCGTCTTTTGAAACTCGCAGCATGTCCTCTAGTACAAATTCTTGCCAAGGCAGCAGCTTTACGTTGATAGTTTCCAAAAATTTAACAACTTCGGGCAATCTACTAGGCGTTTTTAAAAAAGGCGTGTGAATACGAGGCTTTACAGCCCCTATAAGCGGTTTTTTCTTTGCCCCTCGTCCCGCGACGTCACCCTTGGCTTGTTTGGGCTTTAAATGGCTTGTCATGGCTTCTCAAAGGGACTTTGTGGCTTGGTCATGACCGTTTCAGGGAGAGGAACGCCTGAAAAGACAGGGGGGGT